GTCGCCACGGTCGAAGCCGCCGGCGATCTCGTCAATCACCATCGCGATCCGGCCATGCTGGCGTTCCGGCTGGGCGAACTGCAGGCTGCCTTCAAGAAGAACGGCATCCGTTTCTCCATCTCGAAATCCGTTCGCGGAGCCCTGCGGCAGTCGCAGTCGCCGCGATATGTGGCAGACGGGGCCGTCAATTCGCTGGTGGCGGGAAAGCGCACCGTTCGCGCCTGGGTTTTCCACCGGGGATAATCCCGCATCGGTAGAGCCCCACTCTACCGATGCCCCCGCTTCCCAGCCCGCCATGGCCCGCCAAGCAATGCGGCCATGGCCGATTCCACCTTCACCGCTGTCGATCTGTCGCGCCTGCCCGCGCCGGATGTCATCGAGGCGCTCGATTTCGAGAGCATCTATGCCGATGCGGTAGAGCGGTTTAACTTGCAGCTGCCAGATTATGTCGCGCGCGATAGCGATCCGGCCGCCAAGCTGCTGCAGGTGGTGGCCTATATCGTCCAGCTCGTGCGCCAGCGGGTGAACGATGCCGCCCGCGCCGTGATGCCCGCCTATGCCGTCGGCGCCGATCTCGACAATATCGCGGCCCTCTTCGGCATCGCCCGTTTCGAAATCACGCCCGCAGATCCGTTGCTCGGCCTGCCTGCCGTCATGGAAAGCGATGCGGACTTTCGCCGCCGCATGGTGCTCGCGCCCGAAGGCTACAGCGTCGCAGGCCCCGAAGGCGCCTACATCTTCCACGCGCTCTCCGCCGATCCGGATGTGCTCGATGCGTCGGCCGTCAGCCCGGATCCCGGCGAAGTGCTGGTCTCCATCCTCGCCCGCACGGGCACCGGCGCCGCGCCGCCGGAACTGATCGCGGCCGTGCAGGCCTATCTCTCGGCCGAAACCCGCCGCCCACTCACCGATTTCGTCACCGTGCAGGCGGCCGGCATCGTCAACTATGCAGTCGATGCCAGCATCACCACCTTCTCCGGCCCCGATGGCGGCGTGGTGCTGGAAGTGGCCCGCGCCCGCCTCGATGCCTATGTCGTTGCCAGCCACCGGCTCGGGCGCGACATCACTCGCTCCGGGATCCTCGCGGCGCTGCATGTCGAAGGCGTCCAGAACGTCGCCCTCACCGTGCCCGCCGCCGATCTGATTATTTCGCGCCAGCAGGCGCCGCACTGCACCGGCATCACCATCACCTACGCCGGCACCGGCGAATGACCGCTGTTTTGCCCTTCGCGGCGCATCCGCGCCTTGATTCCTCGCACTGGCTCGGGCGGCCGGTCGGCCTTGCGGGCAAATCCGTTTGCCCGCGAATTCCACGCGCGGGCTGCGCCCGATGATTCCCTCCCTCCTCCCCCCGGGCTCGACCGCGCTGGAAGGCGCGCTCGAACAGGTGGCGGCCGAACTGCTGCAAATCGCCACGCCTGTCCGCTCGGTCTGGTCGCCCGAAACCTGCCCGCCAGCCCTGCTGCCCTGGCTCGCCTGGGGCCTCTCGATCGACAACTGGAGCTCGGATTGGCCAGAGGCGGTGAAGCGCGCCCGGGTGCGAAACGCGATTCCCATCGCGCGGCGCAAGGGCACGGCGGAATCGGTGCGCGCCGCCGTCGCCAGCTTCGGCGGCTCGGTCGCCATCCGGGAATGGTGGCAGACGGTGCCGCGCGGCGATCCGCACACATTCGCCCTCCTGCTCAACCTCGATCAAAGCGGCGCGCCCGCCAGCGCTGCCTTCGTCGATCAGGTCATCGCCGAAGTGATCCGGGTGAAGCCGGTGCGCAGCCATTTCACCTTCACCCAGGGGCTCTCGGCGGCCGGAAGCGTGGGCCTCATCGCCGTCGCCCGCCCGGTCATCCACGCCCGCCTGCCGCTGTCCGCCAGCTGAGGAAAACGCATGTCGCTTACCATCAAAGTCACCAACGCCGGCCGGATCGCGCTCGTGAACGCCGCCAACACCGGCACCGCGCCTGTCACCATCGCGCAGGTTGGCGTCTCCGCAACGGCGCTGGTCCCCACGGCGGCGGCCACTGCCCGTCCCGGCGAAACCAAGCGCATCGCCGCGCTATCCGGCGATATCGTGGCAGACGATACCATTCACCTGATCGTGCGCGATGAAAGCGCCGATGTGTTCACGGTGCGCAGCTTCGCCCTCTATCTGGCGGATGGAACCCTGTTCGCGATCTTCGGCCAGGCGCCCGTGCTGCTGGAAAAGTCCGCGCAGGCGATGATGCTGCTCGCGCTCGATATCCGCTTCGAGGACATCGCCGCATCAGCCCTCACCTTCGGCGACACCAATTTCCTGAACCCGCCCGCCACCACCACCACCCAGGGCGTAGTGGAGCTCGCAACCGCCGCCGAAACGGAAGCCGGCGCCGATGCCGTTCGCGCCGTCACGCCGGCGGCCGCGAAGTCGGCCGTCACCACATGGCTGGATGCCCGCTTCGGCCTCGGGGCGCCCTCGGCGTTCGTCAAGGGTCTCCTCACCTCTGCCACGGCCGCCGCCTTCCGTCTCGCAATTGGCCTGAAAGCGGCCGCCCTGAAAGACGAAGGCGCCGGCAACGGCCTTGATGCGGATATGGTGGATGGCATCCATGGGCCAGAGCTGCTGAAACGAAGCGGAGGAGACCTCTATGGCGCCCTTCGCGTGGGGCCGGTCACCGCCAGCGTTACGCTTTGCCCGGGATCCCTCACCCGTTCCGGCTACATGGAGTTCTGGCAGGGCGCCGGCCGCCTTGGCTACATCGGTTATGCCGAGGACGGCAGCCTGATTAATCTGAACGTGGAGCGGGCGGTCGGCTGGAATATCACCGGCAGTCTGATGCGAAATTGGCAAGTGGTGTGGGATGCTGGCAACGACGGCTCCGGCTCCGGCCTCGACGCCGATCTCCTCGATGGCGCACAGCTGTCATCCATCCTGGCAGAGCGACCCTCGATTGCGTCGAACCAGATGGACTCGGCGCTGGCAAATGGCTTCCACCCGGTCCTTTTCCCAGGCTACAGGAATATTGTTCTGTCGCTTTCGCCATCGACGATGACTTCGGTAGGAACCGTGCAGCTGCAATTTGGTGCCGGCGGCGTGATGATGCTCCGAAACCGCACAGATGATGTCGCATGGCAGCCATGGCAAACTTGCTGGAACAGCGCCAACGACGGGGCCGGTTCCGGCCTCGATGCCGATCTGCTCGATGGCCAGCAGGGCAGCTATTACGCCGATGTCACCACCCGCCTGGGCTTCACCCCGGTGCGGCAGGGCGGCGGCGCGGGCCAGCTCGGGAACAACATCTACATCGGCTGGTCCGGCGCCCGCGCAAAGTTGCAGGTCGATGCGCTGGATCTCGGCAACATCGTCTTTGATGCCCAAATCTCCGATGTCTGGCGCGCCGCCAACGACGGCTCCGGCTCCGGCCTCGACGCCGATCTCCTTGATGGCCAGCAGGGCAGCTACTATGCTGATGTCCCCGCGCGCCTGGGCTTCACCCCGCTCAATGCCGCCGCCTACACCGCCGCCGATGTCCGGTCGAAGCTGCTCACGGTGGATGGCTCGGGCTCCGGTGTCGATGCCGATCTCCTCGATGGCTATCACGCCGCCGATCTCCTCCCCACGGCCAGCCTCGCCGCCAACGGCTGGTGCCGCCTGCCGAACGGCCTCATCCTGCAATGGGGGCAGATCGCCGCCGGTGCCAACGGCTACACCGCCCTCGCCTTCAACGTGCCGTTCCCCACGGCCTGCTTCCACGTCTCCGTCAACGCCGCCACCGAAGTCGGCAACACGGCCGCAGCCGATAACGGCCCGCTCCCCGTGCCCGGCACCGCCACCACGGCCGGCGTCAACCTCTGGAACGCATCGAACGCCGCAACAGCCTGGTGGTTCGCCATTGGAATCTAACCCGCCGGCAATAATCGCCGGCCAACGGCCGCAAGCGCGACCGCGCGCCCGAGCCAATGCGAGGAGCAAGAATAAATGAAAATCACCATCGCAAAATTCGATCCCGAAAGTCGCACTGTTGCCGCCACCTTCACACTCGGCGCCATCATCCACGAGCGCACAGTGAACGCCGTCCTGAAGGCGGATGGCAGCTACGATAGGGCGGCCACCCGCGAGCGCGTGGAGGAAGTCGGGCGCGGCGTCGCCCACAAGATCGCCGTCGGCGTCATCGGCGAACCGCAACCTTCGGCATAGGTAGAGTTGCGTCTTACCGATGCGCCCGCGCGCAACGCGCGTGGCGCCGCGCCATGGTCGGCCGATGTCGGCAGACGTGGAACAGATGGCGGGCGAAGTTGTCCAGCTGGGCGTGGTGGCCTCGGTCGATCCGGCCGCCGCCACCTGCACCGTGCGCCTCGGCGACCTCGTAACCGGAGAACTCCCATGGCTCGCAGCACGCGCCGGTGCGCTTCGCACCTGGTCGCCGCCCTCCGTCGGCGAACAGGTTGTGGTGCTCGCGCCAGAGGGAGACCTTGATAACGGCGTGGTGCTGCCCGGCCTCTACTCCGATGCAAACGCCGCCCCCGCCGCAGACCCGCAGATCGTGCATCTGGAATTCGAAGATGGCGCAGTCATTCGCTACAATCAGTCCAGCCATGCGCTGCAGGTCACCCTGCCCGCCGGCGCGACGGCCGCGATCGAGGCGCCCGGCGGCGTCACCATCACGGGCGACGTCACCATCACCGGCCAGCTCAGCGTCTTCGAAGACGTCGCCGTCGCCGGCACCCTCACCGCATCCAGCGACGTCGTCGGCGGCGGCAAGAGCCTGAAGTCTCACAAGCACACGGCCGTCGCCGTCGGCACCGCCCAATCCGGCCCGCCAGCATGAGCGGCATGTCCCGAACGTCCGGCGCGCCGCTCAGCGGCCTAGATCATATCCGCCAGTCGGTGGCGGATATTCTCGGCACGCCGATCGGCACCCGCGTCGGCCGACGTGATTACGGCTCGCTCCTGCCAGAGCTCATGGATCAGCCGATGACGGCGCCGCACATCCTGCGCCTCTATGCCGCCACCGCCGTAGCCCTCGGCCGGCACGAGCCGCGCCTGCGCCTGCGTCGCGTCCACATCAACGCCGGCGAGCGTCCCGGGGCCGTCACCCTCACCCTGGAGGCAGACCGCACCGACGTGGCCCCGGCCAACGCCCGCGCCCGCCTCGTTCTGCCCCTCGCCCGCCAGACACTCGCTCGATAGGAATCCGCATGAGCTTTCGCCATGGTCTAAGCGTCGTCGAAGTCGATGTGGATGGCGGGGCCATCCCGCCAGCCCCGCCGCTCAACGCCCTCAGCTTTTCGGATGCGGATTTCCGCGTTGGCGAAGCGGTGTCCGCCATGCTCCTCGCCGCCACCGCTGCCGCCACCCGGTCGCTTGTGTCGGGCACCCTTCCGGCCGGCCTGGCGCTGGATTGGGGCACACTGGAGCTTACCGGCGTGCCACTCGCCAGTGGCGA